AAACGCCTAACGGCTATTGCTTATACACATTGTTAGGCACAGTTTTATTATGAAAAAATTTATTTATTGTGAAATAACAGACGGTGGAATGGAATCGTGGGAAATAAACAATCTTGATGATTTAGAACGTATTTACGGATGGATGACTGATTCTTGCAAAAAAGATGATTATGAATTAGTTAATTGGATTGAAAAAGCTAAAATAGGTGATTACTTTGAACATAGGTTAGGGATGTGCTTTAGGGTAAATTGTGCCTAACGGCGAGGCTACCCGACGTGCCGACCGCAGGGAGGTATGATCGGGTAGCTGATGTTGGGCGTCGTGATCTGGCAATGGAGCGAGGGCGCTGGTAGAGCGCCTGGTGTGCTAACCTGCGACGATACATTTCTTAACCTAAGCCTGACGCACCTACGACTAGGAAGCGCGGGCGAAAAATAAATAATCATGCCTAACGGGTATTACGGAGCCGGAGCAAAGTTATCTCACCCTTGCTATATATTAGGAAAAGGGTATGAGTGCCCTTGTTGCGGCAAGATATTCAAGACCGAAGCACCGCTCGAGTGGCATTACTTGCGCGAACACAATCCTACTGAATCGGAGGCAAAAGAGATAGTGAGGTGGCAGCGTTTTGGTAAACATTTCAATACACCTGAGCATCAAGAACGTGAAAGAAAAAAGAAAGAGCGCAGGGCAGTTAAAAAGAAAATGTTGGCATTAGGTTATAAGCTACCTAGTAGACTTGTAAGGTCTATATTAGATTATGCCTTCATCGCTCCGAATGGAGAAGGCGTTAGTTACGAAAAAGCCAAAGAGATTGTTTTCAATCAATAGCCCGCGCCATGACGCCCAACGATGTAGCTAAACGCCTGTACTTGTATGGCGTTTTAGCGTGTGTTGTGCTCAGTACGGATTAAATGAACAAAACTTGATATTATGCCAATAGATTATTCAGAATATCATCCAAAATGGTCTCTTATCAGTCGATTGATACGATTCAATAGGGCTGAAAATAAATGCGAGTGGTGCGGTGCTGAGAACTATCAACCACATCCGAAAACAGGTAGCAAAGTAGTGCTTACTGTGGCTCACATTGACCATGACAAAACGAACAACCGATTTGATAATCTAAAGGCTCTTTGTCAAAAATGCCATTTAGGACACGACTTACAGCACCACATACAAAATCGAAAATATGGAAGGAATTGGAAAAGAGACCAGTTGTCGCTCGACTTGTAGTATTGAGCACAATGTTTTGTATATGCACCGTTTGAGGTACGAAAATGGGGTATATACGTTGTTGTGCGTATGTACCGGATTATTAACGAAAAACTTAAATTGAAATGAAAATATTAATAGCCTGTGAGGAAAGCCAGGCAGTAACGAAAGAGTTTAGAAAGTTAGGGCACGAGGCTTTTTCTTGTGATATATTACCTTGTAGCGGTGGGTATCCTGAATGGCACTTACAGCAAGATGTAACCGAACTCTTAAAACAGGAATGGGATTTAATTATAGCATTCCCACCGTGTACTTACCTAACTGTAACAGGTAATAGATGGTTTAATATTGAAAGGTATGGTGAAAAAGCCGTGAAGCGACACGAAGACCGTAAAGAAGCGATTAAATTCTTTATGATGTTTGCAAATGCTAACTGCGACCATATAGTAATTGAAAACCCTGTTGGAGTAATGAGTAGCGAATGGCGGAAACCTGACCAAATAATAAACCCTTGGCAATTTGGCGACCCATTTGAAAAGAAAACCTGTCTTTGGATTAAAGGACTTCCGATATTGAAGCCTACGAATGAAGTAGAACCTGCACCGAGAAAAGAATTTAAGAGCGGTAAAACAATGCCTGCCTGGTATGCTGATGCTTGGAAACTACCAAAAGATGAAAGAGCGAAACTAAGAAGTAAGACCTTTCCAGGGATTGCGCAGGCTATGGCGAACCAATGGCATAACTTTCTTATGAAAACGGATGCTTAGGTATTACGCACAACGTACAAGTGTATGAGCAGTAGCCTACACGAAACAAATAAATAGAAAACAAAATTAAATATTAAATAACTGCAATAGTAAAAACGCCTAACGGCTATTGCTTATACACATTGTTAGGCACAGTTTTATTATGAAAAAATTTATTTATTGTGAAATAACAGACGGTGGAATGGAATCGTGGGAAATAAACAATCTTGATGATTTAGAA